GCAAATTTAACTGGCAACCTCCATACACTCACATGATTCGTTTTGCGGATATGGAGATGGAGGTTTTATTTTTGGCGCTTGATAGGCCCGATGATGTCAAGAAACTGTTGAGCCTTGAGTTAACGGGAGCGTTTATCAATGAGGCAAGAGAGTGCAACAAAAGCATTATTGATGCCGTTACGATGCGTGTGGGCAGATATCCAGCGGTCAAGGACGGGGGGTGTACATGGTCAGGATGTATCATGGACACCAATAGTCCCGAGGATGATCATTGGTGGGCCATTATGGCGGGTGACATGCCGCCGCCCGACTGGATGACAGATGAAGAGCAGATGACATTAATCAAGCCGGATGGCTGGGAGTTTTTTACACAGCCGCCAGCAATGCTTGAGCAAAAAGATAATGATGGCCGCGTATCGTCATATGAGTTGAATAAAAACGCGGAGAACATAAAGAACCTAGACCCAAGATATTATCCCCGCATTCTTGAGGGTAAATCTAAAAACTGGATTAACGTTTATGTCTTGAACCGTTATGGCACAACGGAAGAAGGCAAGACGGTGTATCATGGTTTCCGCGAGGATGTGCATGTTCAGGATAACCTGAAGGTGTTGCCAAATGTAGAACTGCTATGCGGTATCGACTTTGGTTTGACCCCGGCATGTATTATTGGACAGCGCGGTGCTAATGGTCAGTGGTACATACTGCGTGAGATTATAGCGCAAGACATGGGTGCGCGGCGTTTTGGTGAGCATATTTTACATGTGGTAAGCCGTGAATATCCTGAGCATTACCTGCGTGGTTGGGGCGATCCAGCGGGTGACATACGCGCACAGACAGATGAAACTACACCGTTTCAGATGTTAAATGCAGCGGGGCTAACGACAATTTTTCCCGGCCCCACAAATGATCCTGCGGAGCGCATTGATAGCGTTGAAAATGTTTTGGGGCGTATGGTTGATGGCGAGGCTGGGTTTATTATTGATCGTAGTTGCCGAATGCTTATCAAAGGTTTTATATCTGGATACCACTATCGTCGTTTACAGGTATCTGGTGAAAGCCGATATGAAACCAAACCAAATAAGAATAGATACAGCCATCCACATGACGCACTGCAATACCTAATGACAGGTGCGGGTGAGGGGCGTCGATTAAAGAAGACAACGATGGGCGGCAAACCGCACATTGCTAAAAGTGATTTTGATATTTTTGATCGCATGAGAAGTCGAAAACAACGCGCGAGCAGTCGCTGGTGAGAATTATTGAGGGTTGGTTTATCACGTTTGCTGATACGCCGCCGGGACCATTGCAGGGTTATGGCTTAATTAAAAAAGGCTACAGGCATATTGTCCTGACACGTTATGACCCTGTGTCAGAGTCGTTTGTTGTATTTGAAACAATGCATGGTGGAAGCAAAGTCGGTGTGTTGACACTGTACCAATGGGACTTTGTGATACGGCATTCGACTGAAACTTTTATAATTACAACAGATATAAACCCGGCAAAGATGCTTTTGCCGAGGCTTTTGACCTGTGTTGGTGCTGCAAAACATCACATTGGCGTTAGATGGCCCTTAGTTTTTACACCGTGGCAACTTAGAAGTGCGTTGCTCAAACATGATATGGCAAGCAAGTTTGATATCGATGCTGAAATCGAGGAGTTAGAATAAATGGCTTACGGTAAATCCTACGGCTCAAAAATGAAACCAAAGAAAAAAGTTATGAAAAAGAAAAAGAAGAAAATGAGATAATGGGAGGCGGCGCACCATCCCCGCCGCCGCCTGATCCAGAGCTTGAGCGTCGACTTGCCGAGCAACGGGCTGAGGCCGAGCGGCTGAAACAAGAAGAGGAGGCGCGTGTCGAGCGTGAGAAACAAGCTCGCTTGCGCGGGCTTCGTGGCGCTTCTGCATTGTTTGGCAATCGGTTTACCGGATTTGCTGATGACGGAACAACGACAACGCCAACAACTGATACGCTTGGTAAAGGCTAATGGCTACTCGTGCTGATAAGTCTAAGATGAAATGCAACAAGCCCCGCCGTACTTCCGGTGGGTCTAAGAAGTTTGTTGTAAAAGCATGTAAGGGTGGCAAGGAAAAGATCGTTCGATTCGGTGATCCGAATATGAAGATCAAGAAAAGCAATCCGGCTCGACGTAAATCATTCCGTGCTAGGCATCGCTGTTCAACTGCCAAGGATAAATTTACAGCACGATATTGGAGTTGTAAGGCTTGGTAGCATGAAATGGGTCATTGTAATTTTAATGTGCTGTAAGTTTATGCCTCACGAAAAAGATGCAATTGAAATTGACGGGTACGCGGGAAAACCATTGGTGTTTACGGGTATTGATAAATGTCAGGCGCATGTAAAACAAAACTACGTGATGTTGTCGCTATTTGCTCAAAGTCGGTTTCCCGGTAAGGCGGTAAAATCCATACATTGTTTTGAGAGGTCGGAGATTTGATGCATGCCCAAAGACGCATGTTATAGAAAAGTAAAAGCACGGTACAAAGTATTTCCGTCAGCTTATGCATCTGGTGCTATTGCCAAATGCCGAAAGGTTGGTGCTGCGAATTGGGGCAACTCAAAGAAAAAACGTAAGCGTAAGAAATAATGGCCGTACGCAAAACAAAAAAGGGCGCTGCCTTACGTCGTTGGTTTCAAGAAAAGTGGGTAGACGTAAGAACAGGCAAGCCTTGCGGTAGACGTAAAGGTGAAAAACGTGGCGTTCCTTATTGTCGGCCTAGCAAACGTGTAAGTAGCAAGACACCTAAAACATCTGGTGAAATGTCATCTTCTGAAAAGCGGAAGAAGATACGTGAGAAAAAACGTTTAGGACAACCCGCAGGTAAACCCCGTCGCGTAAGTGCAGCGCGTAGAAAAAGGAAAAAGAAGTAATGGCAAAAGGTGTAGCGCATTATTTTCGTGACGGCACACGGCATCGTGGCGGCACACATAAAATGCCAAATGGTCAATTACATTCTGGCTCGAAACACAATAAGTCCAGTAAAAGACTTTATCACTTCAAAGACTTGAGTGAAAAAGCCAAGGCAAAAGCCAGAAAGAAAAAGAAAACCTAATGGAATACGAAGAAAAATTTAAAGAGATAAAGGCACGCTGGGAAAAAGCCCAGAAGCGAGCCGATACCTTTATTCAAACTTGGGAAGAGTGTTATGAGTTTACACAACCCAACCGCCCCTCTTTTTATACAGAAGTCGAAGGTGAGCGGCGCGATCATCGTATCTATGACAGTTCGCCAGTTACATACACTCAAGAGTTTGCCAACAAGATGCAGTCGGGCCTTGCGCCAAGTGGATCGCGTTGGGCAACCTTTACAGGTGGATCAGCATTAGATGACGATCAACGTCGTCGTATACAGCCTGAGTTAGATCAGATAACCGCAACCGTTTTTGATGCTATCAATGAAAGTAATTTTGCAGATAGCTTAAATGAAGTGTTGATGGAATTATCTTTAGGCACAAGCGGTTTGCTTGTAAACGATCCCGGTAGAGGCCGACCCATAAATCATATTGCTGTTCCGCTACCAGCACTTCGCATTGATAATGGTTGGGATGGCAAGGTTGATACTGTTTTCCGTACGCAAATGATGCGGCCTGATGACCTACAGTTGTGCTGGGGCAAGAATGCAGTTGTACCGGAAAAGATGCGAGGCGAGGGCAACCAGCATAAATATTTTAAGATACGCGATGTTGTCTATCGTGATTGGTCAGTAAAAGGTACGCCAACTTGGAATTACTGCGTCTATTGTGATGGCGATGATTCCATGTTTATTTTTGAAGATAAGTTTAAAGGCCGGGGTGCTAACCCGTGGATTATTTCACGCTGGTCTACCTATAGCTCTGAGGCTTATGGGCGCGGGCCTGTGTTCAATGCGTTGGGTGATATCAAAGCATTGAATCTGACAATGCAGTTGATCTTTGAAAATGCTGAGATGTCGATCACTGGTATGTGGACTGCGATTGATGACGGCGTTTTAAATATGGACACGGTTACGTTTGTACCCGGTGTTGTTTTGCCTGTCGGTCCAAATGGTGGAATACAGCCTTTGCAACCGGGTGGCAGCTTTGATGTGTCTATGTTGATCTTGAAAGAGATGCGCCAAAATATTCGCAAGGCATTGTTTGCTGACACCCTTGGTGCGCCAGAAGGTACACCAATGAGCGCGACTGAAGTTGCCCAACGTATGTCTGAGCTTGCCCGAACAATCGGCGCACCGCTATCACGGTTATGGAATGAACTCTTTGTTCCGTATCTTGAGCGTGTTGTTTATATTTTAAACAAGCGTAAAGATATAGATTTACCTTTGTTGGACGATAAGGTTGTTAGCATTGTTCCACAAAGTCCATTAGCTCGTGCTTCACGCAATGAAGACATTAGCCAACTTGTAAATTTCTCTCAGGTTGTTGGCAGTACCTTTGGACCTCAAATAGCAGCGCTGTATATGAAGGATGACAAGATTATTGAATACCTTGCCGACCTTTACAGCATCCCTGCTAATTTGATAAGAAACAGTGCGGAACGTGAACAGACAGCGCAACAGCTAGGGCAAGCTGCTACTGACTTACAATCCGCTGGTGTTGATCCAACCGCTGCCCTGCAACAGGTAATGCCTTGAAGTTAGACGGTCTAAATTTTCCTATTGAATTCGAAAAGAAATTAGACAGCGCATTTAAGACGACCTTCAACGACAAACCCGGTGAAATGGTTATTGATTACCTGCGTAAACTGACGCTGGACACTACATGTGTGCCGGGGGCAAATACCAATGAAGTGTTGATGCGCGAAGGCGCTCGTTGGGTTGTTGGAATAATCTTAGAGCGTATTCACAGAGGACGTAATCCTAATGTCGGAAACCTTGGCGAAACCGGAAGAGACGCAAACCCCCACAACTACCGACTCGACAGTTACTTCGGAAACACCGGAGACAAACGAAAGTCGGCCTGAATGGCTACCTGAAAAGTTTAAATCGCCGGAGGAACTTGCGAAAGCATACGGCGAGCTTGAGACGTGGCGAATGAAAACGAAAGACGAAGCGGTTGCTTTGTTTAAGGAAGAAGTCGCGCAAGAGCAGTCTGCCGTTGCAAATGTTCCAGATGATGCATCTAAGTATGAGTTTAAATACGATACGTCTATTTTGCCAGAAGGTATAAACTTTGATGCGGAAGCACCAGACCCAATGCTTGATTGGTGGCG